ACGGTCGTGTAGGTGCTGTTGGTGGGCGAGGATGAATAAGCGACGATGTTCGGTATATCGACACCGTTCTTGCGGATTTTGCCGTAGAGTTGTGTCGAGGCCGCAGTCCAATAAGCTGACAATGTCGTCGTAATAAAATATCGGCCCGCCGGAGGCGTGAACCGGCCCGTTCCACTGGCGTAGTATCCCCCAGAATTTCCGGTCAGGATGGTGTTGAAGAGGACAGTCGCATACGACCCTGTAAGACCGGCATTGCTCGTCGTCGCCCAGAAGTCGCCGACGTAGCCCGCCGACAGCGGTCGTGCCTGCCACGCCGTGTAGGTCGACGACCAGACGTAGGTCACGCCGTTGGGCGCAACGAACACCTGGTTGTTGGTGGGGGAGGCGGGGAAGTCGAGCGCGCTCATCAGGTCACCGCGTAGCAGCGCAGGAATGAACCAGCGGCCATGTTCCCGCTGAGCGTTATGCGGTAGCCGGTGAAGGCTCCGGCCGAGAACAGTCCCTCGTAGGTGCTCAAATAGCGATACCGGGCACCGCTGCTCGCGTTCACGCCGTGCATGTCGATCCAGCCGATGCCCGTATCGGGAACGACAAAGGTGGCCCTGCCATGCGTCTGAGCCAATCCGCCCAGATTGAAGGCCGCCAGCCCACTGGAAAAACCGCCGCTAAAAGTGTTGGCGCTGGTGATTACGAAATCCCCTCCCCGATAGGTCGCGGCCGAGACGACCGATCCGCCGTTCATGCCCTGCAGAGAAGTTGTGGCGGGGTTTGCGAACGGCGTTGTGATGTACTGAAAATCGAGTTCGACCCGCTTCGCACCGAGTGGAAAGGCCACCGTCATTGTGGGGCCCGCTACCGTCAGCACCTGCTCGCTGTAGAGCGTCAGCGCGCCAGACTGCATCGAATTGGCCGGGATGGCAGGCACCCACTGCGAGGTGTTGCCGTCGTTGTAGTAGAGGTAGAGGACGCCGGTCTCGCTGTTCCACCACATCTGATTGGCAGAAGGCGACCCTGGCGGCACGACGCCGACCGAGACCGAAGCGCCGCTGCTGATCGCAGCCGTCGTCACCGCGGTGAGCTGGCCCTGCGCATTGTAGGTGATCACCGGCACGGTCGTGGCATTGCCGATCGGACCACCGGCCGTGATCTGGTTGCTGAGGCCGACCGTCGGCGACGGTGCCGAGCCGGAGACGGTGACGCCGGTCCCGCCGGTGACGCCGGTCAGGGTGCCGACGTTGCTGGTGTAACCCTGCGCCTTCACATAGGCCGTCGTCGCGATGCTGGTGTCGTTATCGGCCGTCGTCGGCGTCGGTGCTTTTGGATCTCCGGTGAAGGTCGGCGAGGCGAGCGGCGCGTAGCCCGACAGATCGGGCGCCGGAGAGAACGTGCTGATCGCCGAGCGGACATAGGCCGTCGTGGCCAGCGAGGTGTCGTTGTCGCTGGTCGCGGGCGTTGGCGCCTTGGGATCGCCGGTGAAGGTCGGGCTGGCCAGCGGTGCCTTGAGCGCGAGATCGCCGACCAGGTTGGTGATGTCGCTCTCGGGATGGGTGTGCGGCGCCGGCGGGAAGGTCGTCGGCTTGCCGGTGATGCTGTCCCAGTCGTTGGGCGGCGGTGGAGGGATCGCGCCGATCGCCGTGTCGATCACCTCGCCGATCTGGTCGCTCGCGGCGACCACCGTGCTCACCTGGTCGAGCGTGATCCGCCGGCTGACCCCGGTCTGGTTGGTCTCAAGCTGGTCGGTGGCGTGGGCCTCGGTCGCCGCCGGCAGCTCGCTGATCATGACCTCGTTGAGGCTGACGACGTCGGGCATGAGAGATCTCCTCAGCGGAAACCGGAGATCCCGTCGAGCGGCTTGGCGCGGGAAACCAACTGTGTCCTCGGCCGCATCGAGCGTTCGCTCTCGACGTGCATGTCCTCGACCAGCTTGGCGCGGCGCGTGATCCAGACCTGGGTCCGGCTGTCGTCGTTCATGTAGGGCGCGGCCTCGGCCAGGGCGGCAAACAGGTAGAGGTCGGGCGACTTGATGCTCAGCCAGTTGCGCGGCGCAGCGGCGGTCAGCGCCGGTATCCGGGCGTAGTAGGTCAGCTTGAGGTCGAGCGCCGTGGTCGGCGTCGGCAACAGCTCGAAGACGTTGTCGACGATCGAGTAGTAGCGAACAGGTCCCGAGATCCGGTTCGCTTTCAGGGACTGGGCATCGCGCTGGTTGACGTATTCGAGGGCGCTCTCGGGGCCGAGACCGTCGGGGTTGATCACCAGGGTGTAGGTTTCGAGAAAATCATTCGGCAGACTTATGAACTCGGGAAAATTCACGTCCGACGGACAGTGGACACGGGTCAGCATGTCGCGGACACGGAGTTCCCGATTGAGCTGGGCCTCGGCGACCTGGATGAACGCCGGCGCCATCTCGGCCAGGTCGGCGCGTACCAGCCAGTTCTGGATCGCTTCGATCTGGCCGTCCCAGGTCGTGAGGTCGGGCGTGGCCATCTAGATCAGGCCCCCATCCCAGGTCTTGAACTTCGGGTTCTCCTCAAGCCATTTCAGGTAGCGTTTCTTGTCCTGGAAGATCCCGCGGCGCTGCAGGTCGTGGAGTATGTTAATGGGCAGCCGGGCGACGAACACCATGTCCTTGCCGTGGGTCTGGCGCGGCTGGGTGGTGCGGTCGTAGTGGTTGTGCCGCAGGATCTCGTCGACGTTGAGTTCAGTTATGTAGTCGAGCCGGTCCTCGTTCTCGTCGTAGTCGACGTAGTGTTTGGTGCCGCTCAAAGGATCGGTATCGAGGTAGCGTCGTGACATGCCTGGACCTCCCTGGCCTGGGACAGGGTTGGACACGGCGACGGCCGTCATCAGCCGGTCGTCGCCGCGTCCTTTCCCCGGTGGAAGTTCCTAAGTCAGGTCGGCGATGACCGACCACGAACGCTGCTGGCGCATTTTAAATCCCCACTCGGCGAGGATCATGCGCTTCTCGCCGTCGGCGGTCTTCGCCATGACTTCGGTGCTGAAGTTGCGCAGGTAGGCCAGGGCGGCGAACTCGGGGTCGCCCATATAGACCACCGAGGTCGGCATGAACCTGTCGGCGACGACGGCAGTTGTGCCGAAATCGCCGACGTAGGTGTCGGCCGCACCGATGATCTGGGCCTGCTGTCCAGCGGGGACATCCTTGTAGCGCGTGGCGAGGCCGACGAAGGCCGAGATCGCCACCTTCTGCGAGGCATTGACGAACGCGACCTTGGGGTCGCCGCCCTGCTCCCAGACTTTTTGTTGGGCGGTCTTGAACAGTGTTTCGGTGAGCGCCCTTAACGTTCCCGCGACAGCCGCCGTCGCCGGATAGCCGTTGAGGTTGGACGCACCCGAGGACATCACCGGCGCGGCACCCGTGCCGGCGCCGGCCAGGTAATTGGTGATCACCCAGGCGCCGAGCCCGGCCGTGGCGCGCGGGACAGAGTTGCTACCGGCGTTGCCGATCTGCAATCCCATGGTCGCGAGTTCCATGTCGCGCTTCATCTCGGACGCGGCTTTGGCCAACTCATACGCCAGGTAGCTCTTCATGCCGGCTTTATCGACCGCCTCCAGTGTCCCGGACACGGTAATGACCTTACGATTTATCTGGGCGTAGTTGTTGACCCGCGCCGTCGGTGTCCGCGCATCGGTATAACCGGCGACGTCGTCGCCTTCGAGGACAGGGACATTGGCCGGCGTGGCCAGGGTGTCCACCTGCCACTCGAACATCGTCTGGCGGGCGGTATCGCGGCCGAAGTTCGCCATGCCGGGGCAATCCACTGGGCTGATGTTGTAAATAATATTGCTGAGGTCCTCGCGAACGGCGCGCGTGGCGTCATAGCGGGTGATCGTCGATGTGATGAGGGCCATGAGGGTGGTCTCCCGATTATCCGAGCAAGCCTTTGAACACGGCAGCCGCATCGTTGAGGCTGCCACTCTTGGCGAGACGCTGACGCGCTCTGTGGCTTTCGGACTGCTGGACATCGGGTTGCCCGGCCGGGGACACGCGGGGACCTCTGGGCACGACGTTGGGCCGTGGTTTATTGGCCATCAGCTCGTCGTAGCGCCGCGCTTTATCCATGATCAGGATCGAGCGCGGATCGAGGGCGTTGCCGATCTCCTGGTCGGTGTAACCCACCTTGCGGCCATAACTGACCAGCTTGGCGCGGTCGGCCTCCCAGGCCTTCGGGTCACGCCACGCCGGATGGGCCTTCTGGAGGTACTCACGCCCCTCCTTCATCAGCTTCTGGCGCGTCGCCTCGGTCTCCGACTGCTGGACCTGGTTGAGACGGTTGATCTCGTACTGGGCCGCTTGGATGCGGTCCTGCTTCTCCCGCCACAGGTCCTTCTGCCGGACATAGTCCAGCGGATTGGCTTGATACAGGGCATCCCAGTTGGGCTCCGGCCCCATCTCGCCTTGCAACTGCGAGACGAGCGCCGGCAACAGGGCTGCGTATTGCTGCCGTTCCGCCAAAAGCGCCGACCGCTCTCCGGTAAAGGATCGTTTTTCCTCTGCCAGCGCAGCCGTCTTGAGCGTGTAGTCGCGGGTCCGGGAGTAACCTTTGAGGGCTTCGCCGAGCGTTACCTGCTCATCCTTGCCGTCGACCTTGACGGTGTAGAGCGGGGTCGTCTGCGGCTGGCTCTCGGCCGGCTCTTCCTGCGAAGTATCCGCTGGCTCGCCGTCCTCGACGCTCCCGTCTTCGGGAGTGGTCTCTGTCTCGGTTGGTTCGCCGGGCTCTGCGTCCTCGCCGCTGCCCTGGAAGGCTTCGGCTTCGGATGGATCAGGGGATGCGCCGGTCTTCGGGTCTTGGGTGCCCTCGGAAGGGTCCAGAAATGCCGAAAAGGCTGACGCCGCATCGTCCAGGGTAGGCCCTTGAGTGGGCGTGCTACCCGGTGTCTCCGGAGGCATGATTTACACCTGAAAAGGTTGAGGGACAACTCCATTGGGCCGCAGCAGGTCGGCGTCGGACGGCTTGCTCCGCGCCGCTTGTTGTTTCTGTTGCAGCTTCAAGCCGGCGACGAGATCGCTCAGGCGCTGATGGACATGCGCCGTGGCGTGCAGCAGGTGCCAGATCTCCTCGCGCTCGGCCGGCGTCTTCGCCGCCGCCCAGCGCATTTGATAATCGGCCTGGGCAATCGCCATCAGCTTGGCGAACGCCGTCGAGGCCAGCATGTTCTCGACCTGGTCGATGTCCTCGCGGGTAAGAACGATCTCGGTCATTGAACGGTCTTCGGCTTGTTGGCCGCCGCCTGGGCACGCGCTTCGGCGGCGAGGCGCGCCTGGCGCTCCTTGCTGTCCAGGGCGAGCCGGTGCTTGACCATGTCCTGGCGGCGGTCGCGCTCCTCGCGGTCGAACGACATGGCGCTGTCGACCTCGTACTTGGTCTGGTCGCGCTCCGACGCCTGAGCCTCCTGCGAGGCCCGGTTGTGCTCGGCCGTCGAATGCTTCAGCAGGTCGCCGAGCAACTGGGCGCGCGACGTCTCGGCCTGCTGATCGCGGTCGGCGCCCGACTGGGCGAACGTCGCTTCGATGCGCTGCAGCTCGACCAGGGCGTTGAGCTTGGCCTTCTCGCGCTCGCGCTGGTCCTCGATCTGGATGCGCTGGGTCTCGATCTGGTTCTGTTGCTGCTTGGCCTGGACCTCGCCTTGCGCCTTGGTCATCTGGGCCTGGGCCAGGACCATGTTGGGATCGGGCGGCGGCGGTTTATTCGCCTGCTCCTCGGCGATCTGCTTCATGTCCACGGGCTTCCAGAACTGATTGACGTCCTTGTAGCCCATCAGCTCGGTGATCTTGGCGAGGGTGTTCCGGTACTGGCTGACGTCGCTCAACGGGTTCATCGGCCCGAGAAGCTGGATGATCTGCTCCTGCTTGGCGGCGATGGCGATCAGCGACTGTATGCGCTTGGTGTCGTCGCCACGGCCCAGGGCGATGTTGACCTTGACGTCGAGCAGGGCGTCCCACATGCGCGGATCGGCCTCGACCCATTTGCCGCGCAGTCTCATAAGACGCGGCTTGTCCTGGTGACGGACGACCAGCTTGAGGATACCGCGCATCGCCCGGCGCATACCCGTTTCCGCGAACAACCGCGCCGTCATCTCGGTGCGTTCCTGGGCACCGGCGATGGCGGCGGACACCGCCGATGCGGTGGTGCTCTGCAGGACATCGGGATCGAGACCGGCAGTGGCCGGGATGATCCCCGTCCGCGCCGCCCTCAAGTTATCAATCCATTCGATGATCGGCATAGCATTTTGACCAACGAACGGCTCGGAGAACGGCTGGACCATGCCGGGCTGGCGCATACGAATAATTGCGCCGGTCTCGACGTTCATGACGTCGTCCAAATTCACTTGCCCTTCGACCACCGCGGTGCGCGGATGGATGCTCTGCGCCAGGCTGTCCAGCGTACCTCTCATCACGTTGGACTTGAGAAGCTGCAGGTCCATGGTCTGATCGGCGACCGAGCTGCCGATCAAGGTGTGCGGCTCGGGGTCGGGGCAGAACAATGCGAACGGCGCTTCGTCGACGACCTCGTCGTGCAGCACGACGTTGCTGACGGTGCAAACCTTATGAAGCTCGGCGATGCCGTCGCCGTCGCGGTCGATCCTGATGTAGTTCTCGACATAGACGACCTTGGCGGCCATCGGATCGTTGATGTCGGCCGTCTGCATGAAGCTGTTGACGGCGGGATTTCTGGTCTGCGCCTCGTCGTTGAGGATGAACGTGTCGCCGTTGTTGGGCAGGCTTTCGAGCCAGGTGCGGTCGTAGCCCATCGCCACCAGGTCGCTCAGCGTCTTGATCGAGCGATGGCCGAGGTAGGGCGCGGTTTCGGGATCGCGTGAATTGCGCGAACAGAGAAATTCCTCCGGCGGCAGGGCCTCGATGGTGACGCGGTTGCGCTTGACGTAGCGCCGGACCTTGACGTCGGTCAGCCACGGGCTCTCTTGCTGCTGGGGCTGCCCGGTCTGCATGTCGAAGACGTTTTCCTGGGGCTCCCAGTCGGGCGTCCGGTAACGCTCCTGCTCCAGGATGAACACCCCGTCTTCCTCGTTGAGGACGTGCATCTGGCCGTCGGTCAGGCCGGTGAACTCCAGCTCGCTGACCTCGATGCGTTCGTCCCAGTAGTACTTCAAGATCCCTGTTTTCCTGATCAGGGCATCCTTGAAGACGTTATAGAGATTGGTAAATCCGGGGTTGTCGCAGAAGAACAGGTGGTTCACGTAATCCGTCTGCTGTTCGGCGATCTCGACTTTTTCGACGGTGTTGGGCTCGAACACCACGGCGTCTTCCGACGAGGTGAAAATTCTTAACAACGAGGGGAGCATGGTCAGGACGGTGTCGCGGACATCGGTCATGACGATCTGCGAGCGGCCTTCTTCCTCGTTGCCGAACGGATCACCGCGGTAAAATCTCGTGGCCTGCGAGCGGTACGGCCCGACATAGCCGTCGACATACATGACGGCGTCGTCCTGGGCCTGCTTGACGGCGGTGGCGAACTCGTCGTCGCCCATCGCCAGGAAGCTGTCCTCGAAGGGGTCGGCTTCCGGCTTGGCCGGCGGCGCCGGAGTGATCCCCGAGAACGACTGGCCGCGAATGCCGGTGGCGTTGCCGCGGCCGGTGTTCAGCACCCAGTTGGCCATCTCACAGGCCCAGCCCGCCCTTGGGGACGATCGGCTTGGCGGCGCGCAGGCCGCGCTTCATCGCCGAGGTCCGGCCCGCCTTGATGACGGAAGCCCGTTGGGCCTCGCTCAACGGCTTGCCGCCGACGCCGAACTTGTACTTGGCACCCATGCCTGGAGGCCGGACGGTCGTCGCCTCGGCCCGGCTGAAGGCGTCCATCATCGAGCCGTGCTCAAGCATGTTCTTGTTGGTGAAAACCGGCTTGCTCATTTGTGCCTCCGCTTGGCCTTGCGGGCCTTGGCGACCGCGGCCTTGTATTGGGCTTTGCGCCGGGGGCCGAGGTCCTCGCGCACGGACTTGCGGGCGTCACCCGTGGTGACGCCGGTCGGGCCACCCTTGGTGGCCATGGTCAGTATTTTCCGGCGAGATTGCTCTTGCGACCGCCGATGCCGTCGCCGCCGGCCTGGCCGCCCCCGCTCTCGGAGCGTTTGGCCGGACCCGTCGAATTGCCGAAGACCGGCCGGTTCTGGCTGTCGGTGAATTTCAGCGAGGACTTGCGCGACACGTCGGCCGCGGTCTGCGCACCCTTGGCCTTGTCGGTCGTGTAGTAGGGCGTCGTCTTATGGCTGGCGCTGTCGGGGCCGTTGGCCATTGGCTTGCTCCATGGTCGAGGGACACCAGGAACAGCGGTCACACGCGCTGCGTATGCTCGTTTCTATACGCTGGACATCGGCCTGTCACAATATCAGACGCGCTGGATGAGCCGCTTGAGGGCCTTGCCCGGCGTCCAGCGCGGCGCCCGACCGCCGATGTACGCCGCCTCGCCGGCGAAGGTGAGCGCCAACGCGTCGGCTTTGTCAGGCGAGCGCAAACCGCGCTTTTTCATCTCGGACTTGCCCTCGACCTTAATCTTGCCGTTGGACACGAAGCTGTAGGTCGGGCCGATCAGCTCGGCCTTGAGTTCGTCGTCCTTGGGCAGCTTGACCACGCGGGTGTTCAGCCAGTCGCGCACGCTCAGCCAGAGGTCGTCGCGCAGACGGTTGGCCTGCATGTTGACGGCGGTGGTCTCGGCGACGTTGACGTCGCGCACGTTGTAGCCTTGTTCCCTCAGCCTATCGGCGACGCCGGCGCCCATGCCGATGGCGTCGATGCAGACCTCGTCGGGGTTGTCGGCGACCATTTCGTGAAGGATCTTACCCGTGGTCTCCATCAGGTCGCTCGCCGACCACCATTTGATCTCGACCACGACGTTGCCCTTGCGCTTGCACAGTACCGTCCTGTCCGAACCGTAACGGGCGATGTCCACGCCGTAACGCAACGGCACGAACCGATCGAGCACGACATCACGCGCCATCGCGCTCTCGACCAGCTCCAAGGGGATCAGGTTGTCGTCGCCGGTGCGGGGAAACTCGCCGAGGACACGCACCCGGTAGGCGTTGCTGTCGGAGCCATAGGTGTCGGCGATCTGACGGATGAAATCGTCGGCGACCAGCGGGTTGTCGACGCAACTCACATGGGCGGTGTGCCAGTCGCTCTTGAGCTGATGATGGGTCCTGAAGAACAACCCTTCGAGCCGGGTCGGATTGCCGATCAGGATCATGGTGGCGTTGAACGACGAGAGCGAGCCCGACGCCGCCTCGAAGACCGCCTCGGGAATACCCGACGCCTCGTCGCAGATCAGCAAAACATGATCGGCGTGGACACCGGCCAGGGCCTCGGGCCGCTCGGGACTGGAGGTCCGCGCGGACACGAAGCTCCCCTCGGGGGACGCCTTCAGGGTGATCCGATCCGAATAGGTCTCGAACAACTGGCGGATCGGCGGCGGCAGCTTGTTGATCCAGTACTTCAGTTCGACGAACAGGGCGTCGAAAAGCTGTCCGGCGGTCGGCGCGGTGATGATCGTTTTTTGAGGATAACGACAGACCATGAACCAGATGACGACGAAGGCGCAGAGCGCAGATTTTCCGACGCCGTGGCCCGCCCTGACGGAGATCCGGCGGGCGCCCCTGGCGACCGCCATCATCAGTTTTTTCTGCCAGTCCTGGAGTGTGTTTACGCCCAGCACGTCCTCGACGAAGCCCACCGGATTGTCGGCGTAGGTGTCGAGAAGCTGGGCGTAGAACGCCTGCTCGGCGGGCGTCGGCAGCGGGGGCAAAACCTCGCTGCCGACGAAGGGATCGTAAGCCAGGCTCATGAGGGGCTTCGCCTGGAGGAGAGAGCCTTACCGACGTTGCGGTGCCGGCTGCGGTGGGGTGGTCGGCAGGCCCTGACCGGGCATCGGCGGCTGGGTTGCCACCGGCGGCTGTCCAGGAGGGATCGGCTGACCAGAGACGTGCGGCGG